CGACGCCTTCTCTATTTGGATTCATCAATGCTAATGTGGCTTGTTTAGCCATAAAATTCAATCCACGCGTAGTCAATAGAAATTTTGATATACGAGCTGTATCAATCGCTGCTCTTTGAATTGCGGTTAATATACCACCTCTAGGAACATCCAATGGACTATTAGAACCTACAAATCGCTGAGGATCAGAATTATCATCTCTCTGGATTCCTCTTAATATGAATGGCTCTCTTATATTACCTCTGTTAAATGCTTCATCACGTACTTTAAATTTATTGTACATGTCATCTATAGGAGAATTTTCAGTATATGTATTTGCTAATCCGGAGTTTGTTAACGGTCCATATGTTTCTTCATATTTTGATATTGGATTGAATCCTAATCGAGGTAAATCAAATTGATGAATTTGGCCTAATGGTCCTATAGGAAATTTACTGCCTTCACCTAATTGATTCATTCTCCTAGCAGTACCTCTAAAGCTAGTTGTGTTATTATCTATTTGAAATTCATTTGCAGTTGTTATAGTAGGATACATTTCTGATATACCACTGTTACCATAACCTTTTGGTCTAGCCGATACAGTTAAATCATCATTGTATACAAAATCAGTGGATTGTCTATCCGCATTAGGTTTATAACCTCGAGGAATTCCTTTTGATGAATACCATGATAAATCTGATTTTAAATCTACTAATGCCATTATTTAATTCCTCTATCATATGATTGTTGTGCTGATACCGAATCGGATATTTTTTTACCATCCATATTGACTTGAGGAGCTGGCATTTGTTGCATTGCTGCTATAAATGCTTGAGTCATTTTATCATAATCAATACCACCGCCACCACCACCACTTGGTTCTGAGCCTGGTACTTTGGATGCAGGTGTTATTGTTTCTCCTTCATGTACTTTGGCAATACCTGTCGAACCAACTTCTCCGCCGGTTGCAAAGCCTGGAATACCTCCACCGCTCATTAATGATGATACTCCTGCCATTGCCATACCACCACCGGCCATTTTTGCCATACCACCTAATCCGCCAGCCTTTTGTACTAATCCTCCTACGCCGCCTTTAATGCCTCCCATGAGATTTTTCATCCCACCTTTCTTAAATAAACCACCAATGCTAGATTTCATACCTTTAAATCGGTCTTTTAAACTTTTTGCTGACTTACCAGCTTTATCCATATCATTATTTATCCGACTAGTTTCATTTGCTGTAGCAGCAGTAGCTTTTTTAAGACCGAGCATACTTTTTATTGCACCGGTTATCTTTCCGACAAATCCACCAAATCCTTTTTTACCGCCCATTAATTGAGTTTTAAGCCACATCAATCCCATATACATCACAACGCCTTTCAATAACGTTGAGAATATTCCCATTCCATTAAATAGGAATCCAAATACCTTTCCTATCAATTTAAGTGGGATAGATACTAATTGAAGTAATGGAGCAAATGTTGCAAGTATACTACCAAGTGCTTCTGCTAATGGCATAAATGCTGTTTTTAATGATGTAATCAATTCTGAAAACGCTACTTGTGACTTCTCAGCAGCACGTTGTTTTTGAATCTCTGCTTTAATTTCTTCCGGTTTCATTTTGGCTAACTTTTCCGCGGATACATTTAATCCACTTGCCGCTGCTAATTCATCATCTGTTAATCCTGCTCTCTTTTCTTGTAATGCCAATCCTTTTGCAATCTCACCAACTTCCATACCAGTTGCTTTAGCTAGTTTTTCTTTTTCAAATCGACTCATTTTATTGAAATCAGCTATACTTCCAACTTGCTGGAAAACTTGTTCGGTAGCCCCTGCTATATCACCCTCTAATGCTAATTGACGAGCTTTATCTAAATTAATCTGCTTACCTGATAATGCTTGGAATTCAAATTGAGCTGTTAACGAACCTTCTATATCTAGAAGACCATCAGCTACTTTAGTCATAGTTTTTAAACTAACTCCTAGTTTAGCTGCCTTAACTGCTGCTTTACCAATTTCTTCAACATTACCGCCCATATACCGCATTGCATCTTCTGAATTCTCTGCAACGTCTTTCATTACTCGGCCAACATTTACACCAGCCTTAATTGAATTGGCTGCTAAATTATCTTGAGCATCAGCTGCGCCTTCTGCACTAGCTCCCATTGACATGAATGATTCTTGTATAGCAGCTGCTTGCTTAGCACCATAACCAAATGCCTTTCCAGATTCAGCAACTTGTTGTGCTACACCAGTCGCCAATTTACCCATGTTACCCATACTAGATATCATTTCTGATTGGACTGCTAGTATATCTTCTGATGTTGCTAACTGACGTTTTAAAGGATTACCAACATACTGTTCTGTTTCATGAGTTAAAGCTCTTGCCTCTGCCAATGTCAATCCAGTTGCTTCCGATAATTTACGTTCTTCTGCTTCTGATTTACTTAATATGGCAAATAAAGCTGCTCCTGCTGCTACAACTAGTAATAATGGATTCACCATCAATGCTGTATTAAATGCTTTTACTCCTGCAGTAAGTCCGCCCATCATAGAACCGCCTTGAGCAATATGAGCATTCATTGCTTGGAACCCGGCATTAACTCCGCTTGTTAATCTTTTAGCAGCGTTATCTAATCCTAATGCCTTTGCAAGAAATCCACCACCTGGAATTTTTGAAAATAAATCATTGACCTTTCCTCCAAGTTCTTCTGCCTGGGCAGTTGCATCTTCAAATGCGCCGGCTAGCTTATCCGCTTGCCCGGTTGCTAATAAATTATCAATATTATTAAGTAATCCTTCTTCGGCATCTAATTGCTTTAATATTTCAGAATATCCTTTTTTCTGTTCACCGGTTAATTTATTAAATGTAAATTGTTGTTTTAAATTTGCACGAGTCTGTTTAATATTTTCTTTTGCCGTTGCAACTTGATCTTTAGACATATCACCTAGATTTGTCATGCTCATTTCTAATGATCGTTTGTTGGCTAATTGATTTCCTAATATGCTAGCTAAATCTTTACTAGCCGATAATTCTTTTTCTGCAGCTGCAACTTTCCGAGCTTGGATCTTTTCTTGCCCAACTAAAACATCTTTTCTTTTTTCTTGTGATATCAGTTCCTTTAAAACAGACTCTTCACTTTTAAGTTGTTTCTTAAGAATCTTGTCTAATAAAGCATCCTGTTGAGATAAAGTAATTAAGCCTTTTTCATATGACTTAGCTACCATTTCAGCTGCTTTAGCAGCTTCTGCTGATATTTCATCTCGTTTTTTAGCCATTTAAGAAATTACCTTTAGTTTCTTTTTAAATTACGCATGCGTTTTTCTTGCCGTTTAATATCAGCGTTTAAGTCTTTTAATACTTTTTCACCTTCGGCATATCGATCTTGAATGTCTTCTAATTGTTGTTTGATGTTTTTTAATATTGATTGATATTCTGGATAATCCTCTTCCTTGGATATACCCTTCATTATCTTCTTGAACTTGCTACCAAACAGTGTTCGTAGGACAGCATTACCTAACGATCCTTCGCGAAGAGCCTTGTCTAATTTATTAACTTGTCGGAGTTGTTTGTCCTCGAATTCATTTAGTTTCATAGCCTTTCCCTATTTATTATAAATATGACAATTGCTAGAATCTGGGTGGACGTGATCGTGATGATTTGGAATTTGCTGCTTTATTAGCTTTTTCCTGTGCTTTATTCTTATCTTCGTAAAATTTATTGATCTTGTTTATAAAGTATGTACGTAAATATACTGGCATATCTAACACGTCTTGATATGAAAATCCCTTTCCATGGAAGACTAAATCAAATATTTGATCGTATACGCTTACCTTATAACTTGGAGTCAGGCCAAAAAAAGTCCAATCCGATACTAACGTTGCTACGAAAGGGCTCTCCGTCCTCCTCGTCGATGCAATCGATCTCTAAATCTATATCTGGAGTTACTTCGCTTAATCTTGTTCTTATCGCTCGAGCATCAATCGCAAACAATTCATTATCTACAAAATGACGAATAGTTTTTGTTTCTGAATCGCCATCTACTGATGTTATAAGATGTTTTAATAAAGTAGTCATTTGAGCATCTTTTTTAAGTTTTGTTAAACCTTTCATTTCCGCATCAATTTTTTTCTGTACACCATGTGTTAATAACTGAACAGTAACTTCTCGCTTAGATGCTGGTAGACCAACTGTAAACATACCTTCAGATTTTTCCAATGCTGTCCAATCAACTTCCTTTTCACCTAATTTAGTCAGGTCAACTGTTATTTTCTGTTTTTCACCAGATGGAGTCATAATTTCAAGATCATAATCTTTACCATAACCTAATACTCGCGCTGCTACCATAACGGCATTTTTATCACCTAATAGCAAATCATTGTAATTGATATCTGATATAATTAACGCTTTAAACAATTTATCTAATACGACTCCTTGTTTAATATATGATTGGTTAGTTAAGATATCTTCTTCTCTAGCAGTCATATATTTCATTTCAATTTTACCTTTTGCCAATTCACTATCTTTTGGATATAAAATACCACGGCTAGGTAGTTCAATTATTTCAGTTGGAAATTTAGATGCCTTTGTATCATCTGTTCCATTGCCTTCATATTGTGCAATTGCCTTTGCCTTAAGATCGGCATCAGTCATTTGTTTTTGCGCTTTTGTTGGATATTCGTCGTTAACAGTTCCCATATTTCTCCTATAACCTTTAATTTAATATAAATATGCCGTACATTAGAAACAACAACTAATTAGCAAAAGAGAATATATACATTACTGCAGTACCGGCAACCGCTCCCCAAAAGCTAGTGAGTTGATTAGATTCGCCTCGAGCATTTCGATACCCTGCTTGTTTTTCATATGACCATTTCTTATTGGCTTTTGGTCTTATGTATGTAAATAGTATTGGAGGAACTGCTATAAAGGCTAAAGAAGATATTCTTGGGTTTCTTGTTAATCCTCTAGTATTTACATATGTATATAAATATGAACTGAAAAATCCTACTGAGAATGGAAATGATCTTACATGGTGTTTATACCCAAGATTTCGTCCCATTACATAATCATGCATTTGTATTGATGTTAACGGTCCGGTCTCTTCTTTATATAATATTGACATTTTATTATTTCTCTTATATCCGTATACAAAATCTATAGGAACATCTTTGAGCATGTCATTTTTATGATACATTATCAGTAATGAATCAACATAAAATATGCGACCTGTTATAGCACGCTCTTCATATTGATATATTGAATCTTGGGATGATAGTACGTTATTAACTATCAAACATAAAATTAAGAGTATGTATTTCATCTGCCACCTTTATTACATTTGTAACAGATTATATATGCGTAACTACTTTAGTATAAATATTTGATCGGATAGTAAAAATGGGAGATTACTCTCCCATTCTTTAAACTTTAATTCTAATTAGAATTGAAGGATTGCATAATCATATTTCAAAGTCAATTCAATCTGAACTGGATCTTCTGTCGACCAATCCATATCTCCAAATGTTGCTGATGATATGAAAGCACCTTTCAATGTCCACTCCTCTACCTTATCCCCTACAGGACCTAAAGTGTTAAAAGTTATATCTTTCTTATAAAAATCTGAATAACCATCTCTACCTGTTACAGATTCATGGTGTAGTCTTACCCACTCCATTACTGCTTGCGCTCCAGAAGGAACTACAGGGTCATATAAGGTTACTGTTACATCTTGCCATCTTGACTTGCCTTTTAACTTTCTCTCAACGTTGATGTGATCTAGAATAACCTCACCCTGGTCGATTGACGGTCTTGACGCTGCCTTGACAAGATATGAAGGAATTCCTTCAATATACATGATGAACCTGTTTGCCATTTTAGGTTCATACGCCGTATAAAATATCTCGGTGGGATCTAATAATTCTGCCATCTATTTACTCCAATTAATTTGTCTATTTATTATAAATATACTCACTCTTCTATTCTGGGAACGAAGCTCCGGTAGGTAATATGTTAAAGTCAATAATAATGAATTCAGCCGTCTTTGCAGGTTGCAAATAAATAGCCCCTCTCATCTCATTTCTATCAATTACATCTGGAGTATTATTTGTTTCATCCATTACAACTTTAAATGCAAACAAACCTTGTCTCTGTTGTACGTTCTCAAAATAAGGATTCACTATTGATAAGAATCTATTTCTAGTCGCTGCTGTATTATTTTCAAATACTAGGAACTTCGTAGCTGATGCAACAAATTTCTTAGCTGAAATTAATAGCCTTCTAACATTTACACGATCCAAAGCAGATGCTTTTTTCTGTAATGTTTTTTGTCCATAAACAACTACACCTGTATTAGGAAAAGTTGCAATTGGATTGACTGATGATTCATATAATGTATCTCTATTCGCTTGAGTTAATTTTCTTTCTGTTTGAACAACAATATCTAATCCACCTCTGTTTAAACCAGCTGGCGCAAACCATGGTGCTGCTACTCTATCATTGAATGCATATACACTTGGTAACAATGTCGATGCTGGTACCCAAACATTTCTTCCTAGGTCTACATCTGGAATTTTCAACCATGGCCAATATTCGGCAGCATAATTAGAATCTCTTGCTTCTGCTTTTGCAGTCGCTGTTGCTATTGTCGAACCATATTCAACTGGATCTATTAATAAGAATGAATCTGAACGATCCTCCATTGCTGTTAACGCTGTAGATAATACAGTTGAATGATTAGAAAAGTTATCAACTAGTCCAGGTAATGTTAACAAGTTAATATCATATTCATCTTGATTCTTTAATAAGAATATCGCATCTTTATAATTATTAGCTGTTCCCGCAGTACCTAAATTAAATCCTTGCGTATTTGTATTGCTAATCGATTCATTAAATAATCTTGGATGTACTACCGTCCCATCCGATCCACCAGCAAATGTCCCAGATATAGCCTGAGGCAAACTTCCTGATAATGAACCATCTCTTACGTTACCATTAACATCTAAATAATTATACGTTGTTCTATTAACAGATACTCTTACATATTTTGATCTATTAACAAATGAACCAGATAATTGAAGGAATGGATCTGATGTTCCGCTATCTTTCAATGTAAATGATTGATCGCCAATTACACGAGCAATATAATTATTTGAATTAGGATCTAACGTCAAGTTATTATATTGTTCTAAAATAATTTTTCTTTTACTAGTATCATCACCACGTCTAATTAACAATGTAAATGTACCTTTTGTATTACTTACATTTGATACTTCCCATCTTAAATTGTTAACTGATCCGGTTGCTAAAGCATTATTTGCTAAGTTTTGTCCATATATAGTCAATCCACTATTTTGATCTTCACCATCTGATAATGTTGTCAATGTAAATGAATCCAATGGATGTGCAGATGATGTAACAGCTGCCGATGCAGGTCCATATGCTCCTGCTAATATACGTACTACTGTCAATGTATCAGCATATTTCAAATATTCCTGTGCTGAATAATTTGTCAAGTACTTATATGAATTTTC